GGTGACTGTTTGCGCGAGACGATCACGTTCCATCTTTGCTATCCTCCGGTTTGGTAGGAGGAGGTGCCGAACCGTCTTTCCCCATCTGCCAGTTGATCCCGATGGTGACGATGCAGGTCAGACCATCCGGGGTCGAAAGCACGAAGGACCAATCGCCGTCCTCGCTGACCAGAATCTCCCCGGCCGTGCCGGCGGGGGTCAGACCAACGCCGATGCTGTCCAGCCCGAACATATCGCCGAGTAGTTGATCGATTTCGGTCGTCGGTCCGCAAATTTTGGCATGCGCAGGCGCGCACATGGTCAGGGCAAAAAGAACGGTCGCCGCCGCGACCTTCAGCATACGTGACATGTTCCACCTCCTTGCGGGTGTGGAGCCATAATCCGTGTGTTTCTTTGGAAATGATTTGCCGGAACAGTTCCGGTCAATCGGTGTCGAACAGGCCAAGCTGGTTGGAATTGACACCGGTCTCGTTGAGAATTTTGCGGACGTAACGCACCGTGCAGCCGACGCGGGACGCGATCTGCTCATTGTTCCCGTCGGCATCCATGATCGCGACCTTCTTCAGGTCTTTGAACGTGCCGCGCGGGATCTCGATCCATTCGCCGCCGAACTTGTCCGACAGAAGGCGCAGATTGCGGATGCCGATGATAAGCGCAATGCGGTTCGTAGCGGTAGGGGTCTTAGGTATGTAAATGCGATTGCCGCCGCCGATCGTATCCGCCAGTTTGACCGCGCCGGCCGGACCAATCACCTCGGCCAATCGCTTCAGGCCGATCGGCCAGGCACTTATGTCGTTCGGCGTGCTCACGGCTTCTCCAGGATCTCCGGAAACAGGACCGGACCTTTCGCGCGGATCCGCGTCGTCGCCGCGTTGAATTTGTGGTGCTCGATGTCATAGGTCAGGTGACAGCGCTGGCACATCGCGGCCAGGTTCTCATCGCTGCAGTCCTCGATCGGGTCCGCCAGATGTGCGGTCGTCAGCACGACGATCGATCCGGTCACCGGGTGCGGTTCGCCGTGCAAGGCGATCCGGCAGAACTCGCAGCGGCCATTCGCTCGGCCGAACCGAATCCGGTCAGAGATATCTGACCAGTTCGGCGGGTAGCGGTGGCGGGCTTCCGGGCGGATAGGCATGTCTCTACCCCTGGTCCCCATAGCCGAGGTGGCGCAGGATTTCATCACGCTCCTGCGCCGGCATGTCCCGGACAAACTCGCACGTCGCACATATCGCTTCGACTGGCGCGATCGGGGCAAACACCAATTGACCGCAACAGCTGCAGGTAAACTCGGCCGCACCTGTGTTGTTTTTGTATGGCAGGATGCTGATTGTCATTTTAGTGGTACCTCCGGGCGGCGAATTGCAGGATTCCAATGGATATGCGCGCCCTCGAAAACACCGTGCCCATGGTTCAAGGCCCAAAAGCGGCGCATGTGTTCCGCCGGTCCACACACAAGGCCTCCACTAAAGCCGTCGAGCCGCGCGAACTCGTCGAGTTCGTCCTTGTGGATAGGGATCCCATTCACTTCGATGAAGAAGGCCAAGGCTTGCGTCTCGATCATGATCTCATCGACCCGGCTGCAGATCGGGTCCGGCGTAACAAGTTTTCGACACCAACGCGTTCGCATTCCGGCGTAGAGCTGGACCCATTCTCCAGGACGTGCATGGCGGCGGCTCCGGTTGCCGCGAATGGTGCCGGTCTTCAGAAGCTGGATGATGTCGTCGTGAAACGCGCGATTGAAGTTGTAGGCAACCATGGGTTCGATCCTTAGTGTGGATGGACGACAAAGGACGCTTCCCACCGTCGCCGATAGACGAACTCTCCTGGTTTGGGATCGCGTTTCAGGCCCCAGGCAATATGCAGGGTCCAGGCATAACGGCCGCGCAGGATATCCCGTTCAAATCGAACGGCGATCGGCGCCCACAGCAGCCCGTCTGAGGCAATCAGATTTCCGTCACCGTCCTTCATCATCCACGCTCTTGCAGTTCGAAATGATCACTTCCCCGACCTTCCCGCGGCCTTCCTTCTCTTTCGAAATCGTGTAGGTCGTTTCGACCGCCTCGATCTGGAAGCCGTCGAAGATCTCGCGCACGGGCTGGACATCGTTCAGCGACAGGATGAACCTGCCCTTCAGGTTTCGAAGTAGCAGCGCCAGGCGCTCGTAGTCGACGCGGCCGAACAGCCACCGACCATAGTCGTCCTCGCTGCCGTAGTAGGGCGGATCCAGATAGAACAGGGTGTCCTGTCGGTCGTAGCGCGGGATCAAATCCTGATAGTCCAGGCACTCGATCGTCACGCTGGCCAGGCGCATATGGAGATCTTCGAGCGTCTCGCCCAGCTTCGTGATATCGAACCGTGCGGGCCGGCCTGGCGACACGCCAAAGTTCCGGCCTTCGACCTTGCCGCCGAAGGCCGTCGATTGCAGGTAGAGGAACCGAGCCGCCCGCTCCAGGTCGGTTAGGGTGCTGGCGTCCGTTCGCTGCAACCGTTCGAACTCGTGCCGCGTCGTCAGCTGGAAGCGCATCATGTCCATGAAGGGCACATAATGCCGCTGCAGGACGCGGAAGAACGTGGCGACGTCGGCGCTCTTGTCGTTGAAGACTTCGGCTTTCGGCGCCTGGGTACGGCGCAGAAACACGCCGCCCATGCCGCCAAATACGTCGACGTAGGTGGTATGGTCGATCGCCTCGATCATCGGCACCAGGCGCTTCGCCAGGTTCTTCTTACCGCCGATATAGGGCGCAACCGGCTTTATCGGATCAACACTTCGGAAATTGCTTGAAACCATGAAACACGTACTCTCAGATGTGCCCCGCGTGAGCTCACGCGACGGGGCGACCGACAGCACCGATAGGTGCTGCCCTAAGTGACCAGTGCCACCTGGTCGGCTCGGGCTGTTGGCGCAGCCCGGCCCCCGTGCCTTCGCCGGGGAAATCATTCACCCAACCTCCAGGCCGAGACGATCGTCCGGACATTGCCGTCGTAGGCAAAGCCGTACATCACGTCGGCGTGCTTCAGGTGGATGCGGTAGCGATCGCGCCCCGGCTTCGACCAGGTCGGGCGCATGCGCTCGATTGTCTCTTCGATGCCAAGCACGTCTTCCATGCAGAGCGCCAGGTCGCGCTCCTGGATGCGCTGCAGCAAATGCCGGTGCATTTCGTTTCGGGCGAAGCGGCGTTCCGGGCCAGTCATACCGTCATCCCCTTCGCCTTACGGATCTTTCGACCGAGCGCCTGGATGACAAGATCGAGCTGCTCATCGGTGAAATCCGTGATGGCCTGGTGGCGGCTGACTCGGCAAGCCGTCATGGCGTAGTTCGCAACGGCGGCCGGGTTGGCGATCGATATCTCGCCCAGCTTGTAAAGCATCGCCCATTGGGCCTCGGCCACTTCGGCACGGTCGTTGTACTGGCGGACCCAGCGGGTACCGGACAGGACGGGATACCCTTCCCATGTCGGACCGCCTTCGCGCGTGGCCCAGGCCTTCAGCCCTTCAATGATCGGCTCCCAATTCGTCACGAACTGCAGGGCATCGACGCCGGCCATGCGCTTGACGTAACCGGCCAATGCGGCTTCGCGATTGTCCCGCACGATGCCGAGCCAATAGAGCGACAGCCAGAGCGCGCGGGCCTTCTTCGCCTGCGGATCGTCCGCCAGGGGTCTTCCATGGTCCTGGCGCTGCCGGCGCTTGGACGGCTTCGGCTTCCAGCCCAGGCTCTTGAAATCCTCGACCAGCGTGACGAGTTGACCGTCGCTCATGGCGGTGCGGGACCGGACGCCGAATTTCTCCTCCAGCATGTCGCGATAGGTGTCCTCGTCCAGGCCGAGATCCTTCTTCGCGATCTCGATCTTGCCGTACAGCTGGCGTCGCCGAAGGGAGATCCGCGGCTTCGTAGGTTTGGGAATAGCGGTCATGGCTGCACCTCATCCAGAAGGCCCACCTGATCGCCCCAGCAATCCCAGCCGGGGCGGTTCTTCCTGCTGAAAAGCGAACACCGCGGGCCGCCCACCAGGCGCTCCAGGCGGCTGTAGGCTTCGTCAGGTTTCTCGCTATGTTGCCGCCGCGGGGAAAGGATCAAGCGGCGTACGCCGGCATCCAGGCGCTTGGGACGGCCGCGCACGGCCAACAGGCAGAGCTCGGCGTTCGCGCGAGTCCAGTAACCTGTGCCAATGTGAAAAATCTGGTCGATCGTCTTTCGGCCGGCGATGACGTCTCGCATCACGGCGACGGGGTCATTTACGGTTTTTGGCCAGTTGAACAGGATCGTCTTGAACTCAAAACCCCATGCATCGATCACCGCGAAAGCGTCGGGCAGCATGGTATCGATCGCCCACAAGGCGAGCAGGCAATCCGACCGCGCCAGATCGGCAACGCGCAGATCGGCGATCGCCGCGGTTTCCATCGGTCTGTATGGCGGACGCCGGCCGGATGTCTCTTCTTCATAAACGCGGAACTTCCACGGCGGATCTGCTTCGATCAGCCGGTAGTTCAGTGCCTTCAGGGCGCCCCATGTCCATTGCGGTTCGGTCATCCGTCCAGATCCGCTCTGTAGTTGGGATCGTCGCGGCGGGCGGCGTCGGCTGCCGCGGCCTTTGCCGCAAGGTTGCGCATTTCGCGCTGCTCGGCGGTATAGGCGTTGACCTTCTCGACGACGCGGCGGGCCGCGCGGCGGGCCGATGTGCACCGCGGGTTGCACACCAGCGTCGCCGCCGCGATCGTCAGTTCCTGGAGCAATTCACCTTCGCGCGTCATGATCAGATCACCGGCGCGTTGATGGCGTGGGTCCGGTGGCTTTCATCGACCTCGACCGCGGCCCAGTGCATTCCCAGGCGCTGGACTTTGTGACCATGAGTTTCGGCAACCGACGCTGCCCCTTTCGGCGAACGTGCCAGAACGATGATCGTGAAAGCATCGACCGTCGTGCATTTGAAGGGAACGGCGCGCTTCTTGCTCATTCCCCGTCTCCCGTCAGCAGGGCTTCCGCCGCCTTCAGGACGTCACTCTTGCCCACCGTCACGACCGGCAAATAGGTATCGGACTTGATCTCGAACCCCAGCAGATGCCGCACCTTGTCGGGCAGCGCCCGCAGCGCGTCCTTGACCGGCGTTTCCTTCACGGCGACCAGCGTGTTGAACAGCTTCGGCTGCAGCGTTCGGATCCGCGTGACCATGACGTCGTCGTCACAGTCGTAAACGACCTTGCCCTTCGACCGCTGCAACCCGACCTTCACGCCATGAAAAGTCTTGGTCTTCGGCTTGCCGAACAGATGCCGGTTGCTCTCGATCAGCAGCGTGCAATCGCCCTTGGCTGTCTTCGCCGCGGCGACCAGGCGGCGCAGCTCCGGCGCTGCTTCCTGTTGAATATCGGCGATGGCGTTCTCGATCTCCGTCACCTGTGCCATCAAGGCGTTGTAGGCGTCGGCATAGTCCTTCGCCGCTTCCTCGATGACGGCAAGTCCGGCGGGTTTGTCCTTACCCATGTTGGAATCCTCCGAAATAGTTGAACCGCCACCAGCGCCATTGCTGGCGGACGTACCAGAACAAGGATCGGCGCCCGTTACCCATTGGCGATCTCCTCACCCAACCGGATGGAGAGTGCATTCATTTCCCGCATCACCCGCGCCGGATCGGCTTCGCAGAGCTCCCGCAGCCGGTGGAATATCAGCTTGGTGGAATGGTCCAGGGCCAGTTCGGTCGCGGTGCAAATCGTGCGGGCCTGCTGGATTTGCTCGAGGGAAGTTCCTTCCGCGTGTAGGCGTTCCTTGATCGCCTCGCGAAGGCGTTCGACTCTGTCGCGGATCGGTTGGCTTTCCCCAACGAGCTCACGCATCCGTCGAACGGCATCGACCAAGGTAGTGTGATCCCGATCGCCAAAAAACGGCCGCAATTGGGGATAGGTCAGGGCGGTCATGTCACGAGCTAGGAAGATCGCGACGTCGCGCGGTTCGATGGGATCCGCACGGCGGAAACTGTTGAGTTGGTCAACAGTGATCCGGTAATCCTCGGCCACCGTCGCCAGGATCACGCGAACGCTGCCTATCTGATTTTGCTTGCGGTCAAGCATTGGAACCTCCCGTCCGGCTAAGCGGACATTTGCGGCAGGCGCCATACATCACGACGCGCTGCCGGTTCACATTTGCAAAGGTCTTGGATTTCACCTGCCAGTCTTGGCATTCGGCGCCGGGGATATTGCCCAGCTCCGGGCAATCGACACGCTCGGCCATGAAGTGGGCGCGAACGGCTGCTTCAATGGCCTTTAAATCGCCTGGATGGCCATCTACGCCGTAGCGCTTGCCCAGGACGTTTGACACCTGCGCGGCCGAGACGCCAAGCGTCCGAGCAACCTGGTTCTGGCTGGTTTCGTCGCAGGCCGAAGCCATGACGGCCAACCAGGCCGGCACCTCATCGCCCCAACTTGCATGCGCCTTTGTGACGCTGCTGTGTTGCCGGTTCGCACCGGGAGCGGGACCGCGTTTCATTCCGCATCCTCCCGCCAAACGATCTCGCGCAGGTTCGGATCGTAAATCACGGCCGTCCGCTTGATCTGCGGCGGCTTCGGTCCGGTGAACCGAACGAAGCGGTACCGAGCCAACCGGCCAGGCTTCGCCGGCCGCTCGATAATCAGATAGCCGGCCTTCTCCAGGTTGATGCAGTAGTCTTTGGCATAGTTGAGGGTGATCGGGACGT